GATTACAGAAAAGAGATACTGCACTACTGCATTGACATCGTACTTAGAGAATACGATTGGTATCACACCAAAATTTGGAAGTTGTATTCTGAAGGCGGGAGGAACATTAAACCAAAATCGGCACGATCAATTAGTAGAGCAACCGGCATCAGTAGGCACGAAATAGACAAAGTGATTAACGAGATTAAATACAAAGCAAATAAACAATTCAAAAAATATGAACCTTACATTTGAGATCATAGGACTCGCCTCTATGGGAGTAATTCTTGTAAGAAACTTCACATACAAGTTCAAGGTTAAGCCATTTACCTGTGAGCTATGTATGGCGTTTTGGTTGAGTGTACTGTACTTCCACTCCTTGGAGGGAGTTCTATTCTCATTTGCAAGTGGGATGGGAGCAACGATAATTAACAGATATGTCTAACGAAGAAGCAAAAGAGATTTTAATAAAGCATTTGAAATATCGCCAGGGGTTTGCATTGAGCCAACCAAGACCGAGCGAGGTAAACGAAGCACTTAAAAAAGCAATTGAAACCTTTAACACCAAAGAGAAATGAATTATCAAGAGATAGGTCTTCGATACGGGATTACAGTTTACAAAGTAGAACGCGGTGATAAGTGGTGGAAGGCAAATGGGCCCGATGCTTACTTAAACGAATCAGCTTGTGCTGGCAGAGATGAAATATGGGTTGGTGTATATGATAACAAGGATGAAGAAATTGCATCATTCTTCCATGAACTTGGACACTGCATTAGCCCTAATATGGAAGATTTTCACCACACAGAATATAGCATCTTCCATGTTGAGTTGGATGCATGGATGGTTGGATTGATAGAAGCATATAAATACAAATACTTGATGAAACCCTCAACGTTTAAGTATATGGTAAAATGTTTAGAATCATATATTAAGTTGGAGGAGAAATAACCTTTAACACCAAAGAGAAATAGGCGTAAAACCATATAAAAATAGCAAATCAAACAATTTTATACGTCAAAGCATATGAACAAAGAACAAATTGACTTTATCCTCACAGAGATGTTGCCGGTGTTTCAGAAATGGAAAGAAACACAAGTACTCAAAATGACACCTGAACAGAACGTGGAGTTCAGAGCAGTCTATGTACAAGAGATGGGAAAACCACTTCCAACGTGCGGAAATTGTGTCGTTGAGGGAATGCTCTCAATGATTATCAGAGCAGAAGCACAGAAGAAGGAGTTGAACACTCTTGCTGATGATGAGCAACCGATTAAAAAAAAGCGAAGAAGACGTGTCGTGCGTAACGAAGATAATACAACAGACCTGGGCAAAGGATAAACCTTGGCTCGTTGTAGGTACAGGTGCATCTCTTGAGAGGTGGGATGCTTCAATGATGTTAGACTATAACGTCTGGACAATTAATGGAGCATTGGAAAAAACACGATATGCAGATATAGCAGCTTTTCACGATCCTGTGATTTATAACGAACCACATAAATACATTCACGGCAAATACAAAGCACGTTTCATTCTGACCAGAACCTGCAATAAAAAGATATACGACAACACAATCTTCGTGCAGTTTAAGATTGATCCCAATATAGGGCATTACACATTCAGAACATTCAACTCAAGCTCATTTGCATTTGAACTACTGATGAACCGATTCGATCAGGTTTACACGTTAGGCATAGATGGAGGCAGAGCTTTATATCAAGGACTAACTGAACACTACATCCAAGCAGAACAAGGAACAGACTTCAACGCTCACAATGCTCATATGCACGAACTGCAACAAAAAACCAAATGTCAACTGATTAGACTTTGAAGAAGCACACCAAAAAATATCTGAAGGAAATGAACTACCATCCCACCGATTGGATAGCCTGTGAACTATGCGGCAACACAGCCGTTGATATTCATCACATAGAGGCAAGAGGTATGGGTGGAGGAAATAAAGACACGATTGAAAACCTGATGGGCTTGTGTAGAAGTTGCCACATCGAATACGGTGATAAAAAGCAACACAAAGAGATGTTAAAAGTTGTCCATAAGGTAAAGATGAATGAACGCAATTACAAAGTAAGAACAAAGTAATGAAAGAGATACCAGGCAGAAACGGAGGAACTCTCAAAGTACCTGAGAAAGGCGAAACAAACAATCCCAATGGCAGACCTAAAAAGTTTACCACCTTGATGAAGGAGGAGGGCTACAAGCTTTCAGAGGTCAATGACAGCATTCAGGCTATAATGGCAATGGATGAGAAGGAGATTAAACAGGTACTCAAAAACGAAGGAGCAACGATGCTGGAGAAGACAGTTGCAAAGGCTATTATTAAGTCATACGAGAAAGGCTCACTCTACTCAATGGACACTTTGCTCAGTAGGGTATATGGCAAACCAAAGGAAACAGTGGATGCAACCGTAGAGGCAAAGGTTGTAAACGTAACTTTAAATTTAGACTGATGATTTTACACGGAGATTGTTTAGAGCAAAGCGAACAGATAGAAAGCGGTTCAGTTGATTTGATATTGACAGATCCACCTTATGGGACGATGAACGGTTTTAATGGAATAGATTGGGATTTTATAATTAACCCGGCTGACATTTTCAACATTGCCAACCGTATACTTAGAAAGAACGGCAAACTAATTTTGTTCAGTCAAGAGCCTTATACATCTCAACTTATTACAAACGCAATTCCAAACGTTCCGTTCAGTTACAGAATGATATGGGAAAAAGACAATTTTGCAAACGCCCTACTTTCAAAGAAAGCACCTGTGTCATACTTTGAGGATATACTTGTATTTAGTAAAGAACACGATTTTGAAGGGCTTCACCCGTTAAGAGAATACTTCAAGCAAGTGATAGATTACATCGGACTAAACTTAAAACAGATAAATAATGAACTTGGACATAGAAGGGCAGAGCATACGTTTTATATAGATTCCTCTCAATTTGATCTATGCACAGAACCAACTTACAATGAACTAATAGAGCATTTTAAAATTAACGAAATGCAAGGCTTTAAGACCTTTGAAGAACTTAAACCAATAGACGCACAATTTAAAGAAGAATTTGCAAGTACATTTAATCTATGGGAAGGTAAGAAATATAAGAGCAACATACTGAAGTATAAAAAAGACTACAACGGCTATCACCCAACACAGAAACCTATTGCACTACTTGAGGACTTAATTAAGACGTACAGCAACGAGAACAACCTTGTAGTAGATTTGACCTGTGGAAGTGGAAGCACAGCAGTTGCAGCGATAAACACAAAGAGAAGATATATCGCAATAGAGAAGGAGGAGAAATACTACAATATCGCACAAGAGCGAATCAAAGAAGCAAACAAACCTAAGCTATTTTAATATGGATGAAATTACATTTTTAGGAAACGCCTGGTCTGATGACTACGGCTTAAACATCACGGTGAACGTGGAGAAATTCAAACAAGCACTTGCTGACGGAAGGCTTGAGATTAACAAGTACGGAGATGTCAGAATCAGAGTACAGAAACTCAAGACTCAAAATGACAGGTCAAAGGCTACCCACTATGTGGCAGTACCAAGACCACCGAAGGAGAAGGATGATATGCCTTTCTGATGAGAATTCTTTTACTACTTGACGGAATGAATGGGGTGTCCTTCCATAGGTTGTACACTCCTTACGTCAAAATACAAATAGACTACGGCATCACAGTTGATGTGTCTGTGGATCAGAATGAATGGGCTGATTTACCCTTTGAGAAATACGATTGTGTGGTGTTCAACCGATGGCTTGGAAGATTGCAGTATAACATTCTACCGGTACTCGCAAAAAAGAAAATCCCATTTATAGTTGATATTGATGATTATTGGGTAATCCCTAAACATAATCCAGCTTATAAATTCTACCGAGCATACATCAAGAATGGAATTAAGGATAGCCTACATTATGCAGATGCTGTGATGGTTACCACTCCGCAACTTGAGGAGAAGGTGAAAGAGTTCAATCAAAACGTCACAATCATCCCTAATGCTTTAGACTTAAATCAAAGCCAATGGAAAGCAGAAACAGAGCATCCTTTCACCATTGGTTGGGTTGGTGGGTTATCTCACACTGAAGACTTAAAATTGCTTACAGACAAAATAAAGCCTATATGTGAGGAATACGGAGCGAGGTTCTTGATGTGCGGCTTTCACGAGAACGTTCCTGATTGGGCAACAATGGAGAAAGCAATCACAGGAGAGCCAAGACATAAACGCCCTGATTGGTTTCAGACAAGAGTAGGAACAAAAGCCAATGAGTTCGGCAAGTATTACTCAGAGATTGACATCTGCATTGCTCCATTGCTTCCGACTAAATTCAACCGATACAAATCAGAGCTGAAGATTCTGGAAGCGGCAGCCTAC